CTCCCACCGGCTCCATATATACTTTCTAAAGCTTTCTAAAACTTTCTAAAACGTTGTAAAAACAACGTTTTTTGTTTTATACTTTCTATTCTTTTTTGGACCTTTTTGAAACTAACAGACCCAAAAACAGACCCTTTTTATCCAAAGGGTCTATTTTTATGTTATTTATTTAAAAATCAATATAGTTTGCGAACTTTTCGCCAATATCATCTTTAGCCTCTCTGGTGATGTGTGTATAGATGTTCATAGTTGTTTTTAAATCCGAGTGTCCAAGTCTATACTGGACCTGTTTGAGTGTCATTCCAGCTTCAAAGCATAGGCTGGCATGTGTATGTCGGAAGCCGTGGATCCTAATCGGACGCACATCCGAATCTTTTACAATTTGTTGTAGCCATTTCCGTGGTAGTGTTCCTGGTATTGGTTTTCCAAATTCATTCTCAAAGATAAAAGTAGTAGTAGGATTCATTTCTCTCCACTCTGTGAGTAGTTCACTTGTCTTTTCGTCCAAGCTGATCAAACGATTGCTACTTTTGTTTTTTGTAGGGCCTACATATTCCCCATCAAATCCTCTTGTGATGGCTTTGTTTATGCTCAGAGTGTTATCGGTCCAGTCTTCCCATTTGAGGGCTAAAACCTCCCCTTTTCGGGCTCCTGTAAAGGCTAAAAGACGGAAGAGGACTTTCTTTCTCAGTTCATCTGTTTTGTCTACTAACTCAAGGAAAGATTTTAGCTCATTCTTGTCGTAAAAATCGCTATCTGTATCTACTTGTTTTCTGACAAGCGTTGTTACACTTTCAACCGGATTGGTTGAGATGTAGCCATGCCTAATTGCATACTTACAAATATTGTTCATCAGGCCCTTCATTTTACGTCCGTATACTAACTTTTTAGACCAGGCATTGACTTGTTCCTGAAGCTGAAGAGGAGTGAGAGAAGAAATTTTTTGATCCCCAAACGCAGGATAAATATGATTTTTTATATTCCTTTCAGTTTTGATGTAGGTGCTATCCTGTACTGTGTCAGCATATTCCTTGAGCCATTTTTTAGCGACTTCCTTGACAGTGACTTCCTTGACAGTGATTTCCTCGCTATTTTCAAGGTCAGCTTGAAGTTGGAGAAGTGCTGCTCTTGCCTTGGCTTTTGTCTGGAAGCCCTGACGCTTCACATACTTATCCTTTCCATTCTCTTTACCGATATAGACCCGGAATTTGTAGGCAGTATCGCCATTTTTCTTTTTATATGATTTTATTTCCATTGAATTTCACCTCATTTCCTGATAAAATGGGTATAAGAAAAGGCCCTTTTTAATGGCTTTTCTTATCACAAGTTTCCTCACACTCAATTTTTGGCGAAGGCGAGTGTGGGGATTTTTTGATTACTTAATTATTAAGTATCTTCATCTCTCCACCATGCTCTTGAGCAATTGTTGTTTTATCTGCATCAGAAATTTTAACTATTAATTCAGGAGTATCTTTCTCTGGGTTAATTTTATAGTTGTTTTCTTTTGCCCATTTTTTAAACAGCTCATTTTTTTGTTTAAGAAATGAATTAGCAAGATAGATTTTACGACTTGCACTTTCAGCGCTCCACGATTCTCCAACACGGACAGAAACAGCAGTAGCATTTCCACCTGTAACAAATTCGATTTTATCACCATTGTCCAAGACTTCCGCATTTTCTCGCAGATAAACAGCAAACTCTTCCCCAAGCTTATCCGTCATTTTAAAAGTGTTGTTTTTAATAGTAACAGACTTTTCCGCACTACTTGTGGTTTTTGATTTTGGTTTAGTTAGAGAGCTTATACCGCCAATAACAACCAAAATAATAAATATTATAAACCAAACTTGTTTATAAAAAGGCTTACTTTTTTTCATTAGATCCTCCTATTTAACTAATTAGTGAATTAAACTCGTCTTTAACCATCGTTTCATTTGCGATGGTCTTCAGACTGTATTTTTCCATAAAATGAAGATAATTAAAATCCCTAATATCATCCATTAGCTTTAATTCTTCTTCAAGCAAATGATGAATCATGCTTCTGTCAGCTTGTAATTCGCAAAGCTCCCTATTCAGCTCATACTGAATAGGAGTATGTTCTTTATGCCCTAATTCATGAAGAGCTACTTGTTTTTGATCTTCTACTGACAAATTAATGTCTAGTGCTAGAACATTCAACGTAGGATTGAAGAAGCCAGGGCTGTGCCAGTTGCTTCCATCAAAGTAGCAGAGATTCACACCTTCCTTGGCACAAAGCTCTTGTACTGTCATATAATGTACCTCTATTTATTTTTTAAATGAGCCTCAAGAACAGCAGTGATGAAATCAATATCTTCTTCTGTAAGTGGTTTTCCATCAAACAGCATGGATTGAGCCGCAATATCACGCAGATCCAATGGTGCAGAAGCATCACCATTGTTTGCGATATTCGGGTTATTAGTTCTTCCCAATAAGTAGTCTGTAGAGACATTGAAATAATCAGCAACTTTTTCTATTTTGTCACCGCTAGGCATAGAGCTTCCCCATTTCCTTAAACTACCATTGCTGAAATCTAGTTTTCTTTCTAGTTCAGCCATAGTCATCTGATGAGTAGCTGCTAACAACTTGATTCTATCAAGTAGACTCATTTTTTCCTCCTTTTTTTAAAAAAAACTTACAAAAATGTAAAATTTTCTATTTTATCTGTTGACAAGAGGAAAATTTTCTATTATACTATTCTTGTAAGTTAATTTTAAAGCTATAAATAAGTTTTAAACATATCAACGTGGTCCGCCAAGACAGTAGATATCAAAACCTATTTAATAGTGTTCTTTTCTATACCCTAATAGTAGAATATTTTCTATTATTTGTCAATAAAAAAGATAATTTTCTTATAAAATTTTCCAAAGAAAGGAGAAAAAGATGCTATATGACAAAATTAAAAAAATAGCAAAAGAAAACAATATTTCTATTTATCGAATAGAAAGAGATCTGGATCTTAGCAATGGAAGCATCAGAAAATGGAATTCGAGCATTCCGCTTTCCCAAACATTGAATAAGGTCGCTAAATATCTTGGTGTCTCAATCAGCGACTTGATGGAGGAATAAAATGAATGAGATTTTTAATTTTAACGGGAAACAGGTCCGAACAATAATTTTAGACAGTGAACCTTTCTTTGTTGGTAAAGATGTTGCGGATATTTTGGGATATTCAAGAGCAGACAATGCAATAAGAAGCCATGTCGACAATGATGATAAGCTAATGCACCAATTTAGTGCATCAGGTCAAAATAGAAATATGATAATCATTAATGAATCAGGTTTGTATTCTCTAATATTAGCAAGCAAATTACCACAAGCGAAAGAGTTCAAAAAGTGGATTACCAGTGAAGTCCTACCAACAATACGGAAACACGGGGGCTACTTGACAGATAGGATGATTGAACAAGCTTTGCTAAATCCTGACACTATTATCAAATTAGCAACAGATCTGAAGCAGGAACGTGAAAAAAGTAGCCGTCTGAAAATTGAGTTAGAACAAGCACAGGAACAGGCACGCTACTTGGATTTAATTATTGAAAGCAAATCCGCTGTGGTTATCACGCAAATAGCCGCTGACTATGGAATGAGTGCTATTAAATTCAATCAACTCTTATATTCTCTAGGCATCCAACACAAAGTTAATAATCAATGGATTCTATACAGAAAATACATGGCCAAAGGATACACGGATAGCAAGACGATTGAAATCTCTGGTAGAGTCCGAATGCAGACAGTATGGACTCAAAAAGGCCGGCTGTTCTTGTATGAACTATTGAAAAAACATGGCATTCTACCATTAATTGAACAGGAGTAACGGGAATATAACTAAATAAAAAAGCCCATGAATGGGCTGTGGGCAATAGTTTGAAAATCATGAATCTCTTTTTTCGATAGATTTTAGGATAGATTCTGGTAAATTATTGTAAATTTCATTAATTTTTTTAGGTTGGCTGATTTGATTCTCAACAATTAAATTAATAAATTCCAGTAAAGAAGAAGCAAGTTGTTCATTATCTGATATGTCTATTTTTCCTGGGTGGACAGCATTATTCCCAATTACTCTGACACTATCAAGCATCTGTTGGACTTCTTCTGGCAAACCTTTTCCTACTAGATATGCAATTTTTAAATTTAAGTTACTTCCTTCAGCATTTAAATGATCAACTAATTTCTCTATTGCTAAACGTGAAAGGGCAGCAGATGATCTAGGAGAATACTTCAAAACGAGACAAGCTTCATCATATATTTTTTTAACATCTTCTGGCATATCTTTATTAGCTTTTGGAAGATTTGGACTAGTAAATGGATACAAAAGAGTTTCTGAAGAATTGTCTCCTGAAAATGCTTTAGGATTTGAAACGGTATTTTTTAATACCTCTGTTAACCAAACGGAAGTTTTTAGACAGCCTTGACATCTTGCAAAAATAACATATCTGCTTTCCTTAATTTTATCTATACCCACAAAATCATCATCAAAATGTTCCATTTGTGTGTATCTCCAATCATGAGATGCCATTCCATTACAATAAGGACAAATAAAGGAACGAGAATGAAAACCATCTCCATATACGTAGGAAGTAATTACTTTGTTATCAAATCTTTGCATAGCAACCTCTTATGATTTTTATATTTATTATATCAAAAATTGAAAGGAAGTGATGAAAATGATGCAGTATCCTATTCTGAATCAAATAACTCAAACCCATAACGAAAACTATATCAATCAGCTCTTTGAAGAACTCGTATCACTAAATATCAAAGCACTAGAAGAAGCTAAACGCAGAACAAGCAGACAGATTACATGGGTGTCCATCAAAGAGTTGCAAGCATCTACTGGCTGGGGAAGAACCAAGCTGGAAGAATGGCGTGATCAAGGGAAATTTCAATTTCAACAGTCCGGCAAAGGTGGGAAGTATCTGTATAATTTGGAAGATGTTCAGCGATTCTGTCGAAGCTTGCAAAAATAAAAAAGCGCCTTGAAAAAGGCACTTTGAAAGAACTATAAACTAATTATAACACAATTTGAAGGAGAAGAAATGGATCCTATTAAAAGATTACTAAAATTGATGGATTGGCAAGATGCCAATAGGACATTAAAAGTAGAAGAAAAAGCCAAATTGATGAAATTGCCAGACAATGAATTTGAAAATAAACTCCATCAGATGGCTCTGGATTTTAAGAATGATGGGGTGATTAGAGTATGAGCTTAAAACAATTAAAATTTACTGTTTTATCACTTACAACACTATTCTTATTATTTGCAGGCGCAACAATGAAAATTATGTACGAACAAGAACAGCACATCAAGGATCTAGAAAATGCGGTCCAAATGAGCTTTGAAAGTACAGGTCATTGGGCCGAAAGTATCGAAAAAATCAAAGAGAGCAATAAGGCTCAAGATGTGATGATTAACAAATTCAACCGGGAACTTTTCCCGCAAAAAGAAACAAAAGAGGTAGAAGAAAATGACAACAATTGAAATTATTTTAGCAGTAGCTTTTGTAACATACATTTTACTTTCAGGATTTGCAATCTATGTGATGCGTGAAGTAATCGTTCGCCAGAAAGCCAAAATGAAGCATTACAAATCAGCAAAATATCAGCGTGAAATGTGGAATAAGAGAATGTCAGAAATTCATCAAAAAAGAACAGTGAAAGGAATGTCTGAACTATGAACGACAATGTAAAAAATCCAAAACATTACCAAGGCCGGAATGGCATAGAAGCAATTGATGTTCATCGCAATTTCATGAATGATGAACAGTTAACAGGGTATCATTTGGGCAATACCCTAAAATACCTCCTTCGCTATCGCAAAAAAAATGGGATTGAGGATTTGGAGAAAGCAAAGGTTCACATGGATTGGTTGATCGAGAAAGAGAAGGCTATAATGCTTCAGCTAGAGGCATCGAAAAAGGTAGAAGAGGCATTGTCAAAGACAGATGCATTGATTGGAGGTAAAAATGATTAATAATGTTGTACTTATCGGGCGCTTGACTCGTGATGTAGAACTACATCGAACACCTCAAGATCAAGCGGTTGGACAATTCACACTTGCTGTAAATCGAAATTTTAAAAATCAAGATGGTGGATATGATGCAGATTTTATCAATTGCGTGATTTGGCGGAAATTAGCGGAAAACTTCGCAAGCTGGATCAAGAAAGGAAATCTGGTAGCAATCACTGGCCATATCCAAACCCGTAATTATGAGAATCAGCAAGGTCAACGTGTCTATGTCACTGAAGTTGTTATTGATAGTTTCAGAAGCTTAGAAAAGCGTGACAATTCAGCCAACCGGAACTCTATGGATGAGCAAATGCCTCCTTCATTTGAGAGTAATCAAATGAATATCCCTGATGATGGTTTACCATTCTAGAATGGAGGAATGAAATGTCAGATAATAAGAAATACTACTATCTGAGAGTGAAAGAAAATTTTTATGACAGTGATGAAATGATTATTTTGGAAAGCATGCCAGATGGTTTTCTATACTCTAACATTTTGATCAAACTCTATCTGAGGTCATTGAAAAACAATGGTAAGTTGATGTTCAATGATCGAATCCCATTCAATTCTGAAATGCTTTCAAAAATAACAAGGCATCCTGTGGCAGTAGTAGAAAAAGCTGTCAGCATTTTCAAGGAAATGAACCTAATTGATGTTTTGGATAATGGCGCCATTTTTATGCTAGACATTGAATCATTTATTGGAAAATCGAACACGGAAGCTGATAGAAAACGTGACTATCGCAGAAGAATTGAGAAGGAAAAACAAAAAATATTGTTGGGACATTTGTCCGGACAAATGTCGGACGAACATCCACCAGAGTTAGAGATAGAGAAAGAGAAAGAAATAGAGATAGATATAGAGAAAGATTTAGAGAAAAATACGCTCAAAATCATCGTAGATGAATATCAGTCTCGTATTTCACCAATTGATGGAATCCAATTTGAAACTTTAAAAGAATTCATCACTCTGGATGGTATGGAACCAGGTGTAGTTTTAAAAGCTATCAGTTTGGCCGCTGACAATGGTAAAAGAAATTTCAGCTATATTAGAGCTATTTTGCAAAATTGGAAAAACGATGGATTGTTATCAATTGCAGCAGTAAACGAACGAGAACGGAAGTTTCAGGAAAGCAAAACAAAAGGACAACCAACAAAGCAACAATCAAACGTTCCAGATTGGTCAAAACCAAATTATACCAATCAAACAAGTGATCAAGAGAAAAAAGCTTTGGAGGAAGCAAAAAATAAAATGCTACAGAAATTAGAAAAGGATGGGAAGTAATGTTTATTTTAAAACATGGATCAAAACAAGCAAAACCATTTGTAAAATCTGTAGTGATTGGGACCACTGGTTTGGATGTCTCTTTCTCTGAGGAAGCGAAAGCAATGAAATTCGCATCTCGTGGGGTAGCTATCCAGGTAGGAAATGCTTTAAGAAAGTCATTCGGTACATTCTATCCAGTAGAAATTGATAATTGAAAAAGGAGTTGTAATGTATCATGGCAGGCTACACCAAAAATCAGATAGAACATTTCAAAGAGCAACTCAAGCTCTTAATGAAAAGCCATAACTTAACAGCTAGAAAATTATCCGAAGAAATAGGCTACTCAATGAATACAATAAGCAGTCTATTGACTGGCAAAATAAAAGTACACGAACGTCACATACTACTGATTTGCCAATATTTTCAAATCGGAGAGAACTCTCTCATGGGTGATGCAGATGAGTTAGCTGATTATAAGCTATATGAGAACGGACGTTATTTATGCACCGGGTCATTGAAGAAGTTAAGCAAAATTACAGGTAAAGATAAATTGCTATTGAAATTCTATGCAGATTTAAACAAAAAAGGCAAAGAGACTGGCAATCTAAAACTTGTGAAAAAATAGAAAGAGGTAAAAATGGAGAATTTAATTTTAAACAAAGTAAAACAATGGTTTATTGATCGAGATCTAGAAAACGGAGGCCGGCTAGATAAACAGTCCTTAAAATTAAGTGAGGAATTTGGTGAGTTATGTGCAGGATTCTTGAAAAAGAATGAAGCACTAACAAAAGACAGCATTGGTGATTGTGCTGTAGTAGTTGTAGGTTTAGCATTGCTGATCAAAGAGGATGTACAGAGCATCTTTGAAGAGTCTAATAATATTAGGCGAAAAGAAGCAATGGACTGCTTCAAATTGCTAAATGCCAATATTAGTGAATTTCAGCTATCTCAAGATTTAGCAAGTAAAAAAATGTGTCGTCATAACCTTGTGCGCATTGTTGCTTACTTGAAATCAATCAGCAATATTTTAGGTTATGAATTTCTAGAATGTTTCACTGGAGCCTATAACGAAATCAAAGATCGAAAAGGTAAATGGATTGATGGTTCATTCGTAAAAGAGGAGGATTTGACTGATGGAAACATGGGATAGAGTTTTATTGTATGGTAGCTTTGACGGGTTTGCTTATTCGACAGATGATCTGCCACGAATTAATGTGGTTCTTGATGGTGGAGAAAGAGTAGAAGTGCCGGGAGAGTTTGTTGTAAGTGCGGACCAAATGGTCAATAAAAATAAAATTAAACTAAAAGATGTTATCGCACGAATTAAAGGCTTTGACCTTGGCACTCAAAAGGAATGGATCAACGAAATTTTGAATGAGCTTTGCAGTGATTACGGAACTTTGAAATATAAGGATGGTTATGAGCAAGGGAAGTTTGATAGTGCCGTGGAACGTGCTGAAACCATTATTCCACAGATTGTGGCTGATTGGATTAAGCATTGTAAAACCAATGGAATTGCTTTAGGATATGCACTCTATGATCCAGGACGATTAAGCGGCAAAAAAGTCTATGATTGGATTGTTGAAAGCTTGGAGAACCAAGAACTCTTCGCTCGCGCTTGGATTGACGGCTACACAGTCGAGAAAGAGAAGCGGTATTTTGTAAGGGTTAAAGGTGTGTATTTTAATAATTGCCTAATTTTTGAAAAGAGAAACAAAACGTGGTTTTTCTCTTCGATCTATGAAATAGATCATCAAAGAGGACACCACACTCGCAAAGAACTAGAAGAAGCTGGTTTTGGCTGGGTGTTCGATTGCCCAGAAATGGAAGTAAAAGAGGTGGAAGGATGATTCCAAAGTATAGGATGTGGAATGAAATCATATCAAGATTGCATAGTGTTGATGGATTATATTTTGATAGAGAAGTGGCTCAATATAAAGATGAAGTAGGTGTATCGAGACTTATTAAGTTTCAAAATGCTATCCTCATGCAATCAACAGGCCTGTATGATAAGAATGGCAAGGAAATCTTTGAGGGGGATATACTTGGCGTTGATACCGATGAAGAGATTGTGAACTTAAATATTTATTGGGATAGCAAACATGCTTTATTTATGTTTGAGTCGAAAAAATACAACGAGAAGGATCTCTTGGCTGAATTGGTTGAAGACAATACTTATCCATTTGAAATCATCGGCAACATCTACGAAAATCCAGAATTGTTGGAGGTGGAGTGATGTCACTGAATAAAACAAGAAAACGATTGATTAGGAAGTATCGTGGATATTACAATGGCCGTCTTTTAGGATTAAAAATAAAAACGGCTGATGGTAAGAAATGGTCAATACTTTCTCCAACAGTTGAAGATTTTGATCCAGACAGTATGGTTATGGAAGCAGGAGTTATTGATGCCAGTGTCCTATCTAGTGATGGTATAACTCTAACGAATAAGGAAATAACAGTCAGTTTTGAGCTTTTCAAAAAAGGAAATAGAAAATTGAGAGAAGCTTTGAAGGGGTATTAATGGACTTACAAAACTTTATCTATTTATTATTTGCAGCAGTCTGGCTCTCTGGTCTGATCTGGGCTAGCGTGATAGCTTTTAAAACCAGGAGAAAGAAATGAAGATGTATGTTGTAAGAAAATATCACGGTCATTCAAGCTGGATTGATCCTAAACATTTAGCTGAATACACTGAAGCTGAATTCGAGACAAGACATGAAGCTCTTGCTCACTGTGAAAGACTAAAAGGGAAAGGAATAGTAGAAATCTATCAAAGAGAGGTTACCGAATGAAGAAATTAAATAACAGAGAATTGTTTAATCTTGACCAAGAATTATTCAATTTTCGTGGAA